AGCAGTTAACGGATCCATATATCCCCCTTAGAAATGATCAATTAAACCAGGTACAGAATAAATCGGCATCGGACGAGCACAGCGCATCTTAATAAATGAATCAAAAATAAAATGTGGCGCACTAGGCACAGCGATAACACGATCAACCGGAGGATTCTCAATAATAAACGAAGAATTCAAAACAGGAAGAGCAGCAAAATCCTGAGACAAATGCCAAGCATCAAGAGAAGTAGCAAAATTGCTACGAAGTTCACCAGAAATAATAGAGGGCTTATAACGATATTCTGCATATCTTTCTTGGTATCCGAAAACAGCCTCGTCTGCAACCAAATTTCCTGTACCTTGGGCATAAATTTCTTTATTGAGTACACTTTGCTCACCAATGTGAGAAAGAGCAGGCCAGTAAAAGTCATAACGAGTTGAACGACTCCACATACGATTTAAGCCTTGCTGATAAGTTAAATCTGCACGAACAGAAACCAAACCAATAATAATGCAATGCTCAGTAAAAGATTTACTAAAACCATTGTTACGAACTGTAGTATGTCCAATAGCTGCAAGATTACCTTGAGGAGATGTAACATCAGTTGAAGAAGTTTGGGCTACAGCATTAACAATGACAGGAGTACTACCACCGCCAAGGTACTCAGGACGCTGAAGGCGATAATCAGGGCTAGTAACGCCGAAATGAGCCTTAATAATTTCAACATAACGAGTTCCTCCACGAGCATCACGTTCTAACAATCGTTGTATCTGAAAGGCTTGGCGTAATTGGTTAATAGTTGCCGAAGTTGCTTGAGAAAGATCAGCATATAATCCATCAGCAGCAAAACCAGCACCAGCCGGGGTAAGACGGGAACCAGCAGTAAAACCCATCTCATAATTGGCAGTACCAATAGTAGGAGCCAAAATTGTTAAAGGGTCACCAACAGACGCCAGAGTACCAATAGGTGCAGTAGTACCAAGAGGCAAATCAACAGCAGTTCCCTTCTGAGGCCAAGGCAAACAAGAAGTAAAATAATCATGACGCTTACCACGACGCTGTAAAACATAATCAGCCGGATCAGACGAACCATCATCACGATCTACAACAAGAGAATCCTGCAAATTCTGATCACGAAACCATTCATTCCAAATCAAATTATATGCACGATGAAAAAGAGCAGAATGTTCAAGACCAGGAATCTCTGTAGGAATTCCCATGTAATCAGACAAAGATCCAGCAGTATATCCAGTAACAGCAGGAGAAGTCATAACTGGTATGGTGTAATCTGTTGAATCACCAGGATCAATCTGTTCGCCATTAAACTTTTGCCAATTGTCCCAAACAAGACGCATAGGTACAGCAAAAAAATGGGTATCCATATACATGTTATCCATAATTGGATAAACAGGTGTGGCAAGACGAGCAAATGCAGTCATATCTACATTATATGTATCACCGGGCAAAGCTTCATCAACCAAAATGGGAATAAGATAACCAGCATCAAAAGTAGTTTTATGACCATGGGATCGATCAAAACTTGAACGCTGAATATCAGCTTTAGGGACTTGAGAAAATTGATGCGTCATAACTGACTTCATGATTAATTCCTTTCTTCAGAATCTAAAACAAAAGTACGATCAACAGACTCAATCAACTGATTCACGAAACCATGTGAAATAGCATCAAGGGGAGTCATAACACCCTTTACAGAATCAAACAAACCAATCTCGATTAATTCATGATCAGCAGGATACAAACCAATATTATTATCACGTGCTTTACCCGCTTCCACGACAGCACGAATGGCGACGCCAACAGTAGGCACAAAAAAAGGTGAACCAAAAGAACAAGCTTTAACATCACGTATAGAGAAAACCCTGAGAATAGACATATTTACACCTCGATAGAACGTTTAAGAGACTTGACCTGTGCAGTCTTAACGGTTTCCCGAACACGCAGTCTTTGTGGCGTGTTATTCCAAGCCTGAGAGGTCGCATTGCGAACCCTCCGACCACGAATCTTATTGTGCATAAGCCGACTGGCGGCAACACGAATAAAAAAATCTTTCTGCACTTGTTCAGTGCAAGAAAAAAGAGTCTTCCAAGGAATAGACTCCATCTGTAACAACTTTAAATAACGCTTAGGAGCAGGTATAGCTTGGTCGCGCATGATTACAGAATCATCCGGAAAAGTATCATCCGAATATTTAAGCCACCATTCATGACCAATAGCAGGCTTAAGAGACATGGTTATATATTCAGGCTGTCGCTGAAATATCTCACCGGTCAAAGGATCGGTAATCTGATAATGCTTTTCAGCAGCATCGCCAGTTACCTTCTTGACAATATACCGAGCAGTATAAGCAGCAGTCTCAAATGAGACATCGCCAATGGTACAAAAACCATAACCCCAAATACGATTGAGAACAGCAGAAGTAAAAAGCTTGTTTCCATTATTCTCGGAATACAAAACTTTATCTGAAAAATCATGCCCAAAAATTAACGCATGATAATGAGGGCGGTCAGTTTGTCCGCCATACTCACCACAGTGAAAAAAGCGTATACGTTGAGGGGATAACTCCTTACGAAGACGTTTCATGAATTGCTGAAAGTGCTTCTTGTTTAAACCTTGATCATAAGGTAAATGATCATCGTCATACGTCAGAGTGATAAAGCAATTTTGAGTGTGTCCAGCAGACTCATGCACCAGCCGCATTGCCCACTGCCGACTTCGTTCAAGACGGCACCCAATGCAACGGCCACAAGGTACAGAGATCTCTTTATCCACATATGCAAGACTCCTATCAAAAGTAACAGAACGCTTCCCGGAGGGATTGCGTATCTTAGAAAACCATCCCTGCAATGGCTTGTAACATGGCATAGCTTAGAGCCTAATGCCGCCGCGCATAACAGGAGAAGGGGGGAGATTCCGTTTATGCAAACGATTAGCACCACGCGAAAAACTGCGCTTAGATTGCTGCTTAGTCATACGCTGACGCTGAGACATAATAACCTCCTAAAATTAAGTGCCTGCAACGCTTCAGGGAGAGCGACTAACGACAGGCGAATAAAACATAACAAATAAATTTGTAAATGTAAAGACTTTTATAAAAAGTAACAAAAAAGAGACACTAAAGGTCTCTAAAAGGTGACGGTGTCACCTAGACCAATTACATCAAGAGAGGAATTGGTCAAAAACACTGATAAACCAGTGTAAACAGTTGATTATAATCAACTAAATAAAGACAGCCAAAGGCGTCTACAAAAGGGGAAGAGGCCACTTAAAAATGAAGCGTGGCAACCTTCACCCAATCGCTACGCTCGAAGGCGTTTCGGGACGACCGAAACGACCATAAAAAAAGCACTCCGAAGAGTGCTCTAGAACGGGCTGAAACGGCCCTAGAAACGGCTTACGCCGGAACGGTAGGGGTAACTACCTCAGGAGCCTTAATAGGCTCAGGAACAGGCATTAAAATGCCTAACTTAGCAGCCTCATCACGATTCGTCGCATCGGACACAAAGTCCATAAACGCCGGGACAGAGTGTCCAAAACGCTTACGCACGGCAGAAGGAAGCGAATCAAAAGAATCTTGAGCTTCCAAAACGAGATGCATAGCACTCTGAAAATCCGTGATCCCAATATCACCATATTGAGGAACACGGGTATCTTGACGGGCTAAAGTGCCCGTACGCTTATAGTTATAAAGAATCTTATTAACATCACAAGAATCCTTTTCGGATTGCTTTGTTAACGAATCACCTTCAGGAACATTAAAAACACGCATTTGAGTAAAAGGTTTACGAAAATCCATAATATATAACTCCTTAATAAGAACCAGAAGAACCACTAGGCTTACGCTGTGGATTAAAAGAAGGCGAATTCATATAATCTTTCATTCGCTTAGAAACATCGGGAGGAGCTGGACGCTTAATACCCTCAATAAAACGATCTTTCATCTCAGAACCAGACGGGATAGAAATAGAAGGTATAGAAAAAGCAGAAGAAGAACTTGGAACCATCCAATTCAAAAGCTTAGAAATAGCAGGATCAAGTTTTTTCAAAACATCACCACCTTTACCATACAAATACTTCAAAACCTCTTGCTTACCAATCTCCAATTGTTGTAACTGCAAAGCCTGTTGTTTAGCAGTTGAATCAGCTACAACACCGGGAAGAGAAGCATTCACAACAGCAGTGTCAGAACGAGTCTTATCTTGCTGATCACGAATAAGATCTACTTGGGCCTTTTGCAAAGTACCCTGCAAAGCAGTAGAAGCACCCTCAGAAAAAGGATTCTTATACTGCGGCATCGCACCAGAAGGAGTAGAAGAACCACCGCCACCAGCGGAAAGAATAGGATTAAGGCCGGCGGCCTTAAGATCTATGACCTCACGTTGATGAGCAGAAGAAGACATATTAGATTGAAAGTCCCGGTTACGTTGACCTTCAATCTCATTCATTCGGTTGGCCCAAAGGCCACCGATGATATTACCACCTGCTAAACCAGCAGTTAACGGATCCATATATCCCCCTTAGAAATGATCAATTAAACCAGGTACA